GTCGTTATCATTATCACGTTATTTGGAAAGAGAAGCGGCAAGAGCTGGTCTATCGTGAAATGCGGTCTAGTCCGTTTGTTGTCGCACGATACATGAAAGTCGCTGGTGAAGTTTATGGCCGCGGCCCATTGGTTACAGCGATCAGCGATGTTAAGACGCTGAATAAGACGCTCGAGCTAGTGCTCAAGAATGCGTCTCTATCAATCGCTGGCGTCTATACTGCTGCCGATGATGGCGTACTGAATCCACAGAATATCAAGATCCAGCCAGGGGCCGTGATTGCGGTTGCGAGAAACGGCGGTCCCCAAGGCGCTTCGCTTGCGCCTTTGCCGAGAGCTGGTGATTTCAATACAAGCCAGATTGTGATCAACGATCTCAGGATGAATATCAAAAAGATCCTGATGGATGACACATTGCCGCCAGATAACATGAGTGCTAGATCTGCTACCGAGATCGCCGAGCGTACTCGAGAGCTGGCAACTAATCTGGGCGCAGCATTCGGACGATTGATTACTGAAACAATGGTTCCGATTGTTAGCCGTATCTTGTTTGTTATGGATCAACAAGGCTTGATCGATCTGCCACTCAAGGTCAATGGCGTAGAGGTCAAGGTCGTCCCGGTATCTCCGCTCGCACAAGCTCAGAAGCTCCAAGAGATTAATGATCTGGTTCAGTATATGCAGATCGCTAATCAAATGGGGCCGCAAGGCCAGGCAACGATTTCTGTGCCCAGGGTGCTTGAGTTCATCGCAGAGCGATTCGGCATCGATCAGAATCTACTCAGCACACCTGAAGAGCAAATGATGTTTATGCAACAGATGATGATGATGCAGCAAGAGGCTGCTGGAATACCGCAGCAAGCTAATGACGGGGGAGCAATGGAGGCCGCTATTCAATGAGCGATGGATGGGAAGGGTTGAGCGAAGCATTTTATGAAACACCCAAGGCCAGCGATATCGATATACTATATGGCAGGGTGTTCAAGAGTGAAGAGGGCCAAAAGGTTCTCCATCATCTAAGAACATTGACAATCGAACAGCCATCTTGGACGCCTGGCGAAGATCCAAGTTATGGATACGTTAGGACGGGGATGGCTGAGATAGTTCGTATGATCGAAAAACGAGTAGCAAGGAGCGACAATGGCTAATGAAGCAGTATCAACTAATGAAGCAACAAATGAGGCGACTGAGCCGACATTACTTAACGTATCTCAAGCAGAGTCTGAAGAGCCAGCACAAGAGTCTCCAATACCGCTGCATGAAGATTCAGAACCAATGGTGGCTGATGAAGAGGACACTCCGCTCGAACGGCCTGAGTATTACCCTGAAAAATTCTGGGATGAAGATGGGCCGGATGTTGAGAAGCTGGCTAAATCTTATGCTGAACTTGAAAAGCAGTTTAAGCAAGGCAAACACAAAGCCCCAGATGAATATGACCTTTCTAGCCTCGAAGATGCAGGACTTTATGCAGATGATGAAGTCATGGATATCTACAAAGCCTGGGCGAAGGACAACGGAATTAGCCAGAAAGCGTTTGAAGATCTTGCTCAGTCTGTCTTGGGTACAGCGCAGCAAGAGCAAGAGATTGCGCAGATTAATCACCAGGAGGAAATGAATAAGCTGGGTGAACGTGCTCAGGAAAAAATCCAAATGGCCGAGCGTTTATTGCTCAAGGCGCCGCTCACCAACAATGAGCGAGAAGCAATGGCGATGAGTTTGAACAGCGCCGATGCGATCAACGCATTCCTGAAATATCACCAAGCCATTACTAACGAGAACATCCCTATTCAGTCCGCACCAAGCGCACCAGAGATGACCAGGGAGGATTTGGAAGCTGCAATTTCTGATCCTCGATGGACAACTGATACCGCCTGGAGGACTAAAATCGAACGGCAGTGGATGACCGCGCAAGCGCAGTAACAAAAAGTATTGTATTAATACTTGAGTTTTCGTTAAGATTGTGCCTGATGGCTAACCGCGCTCGCGGCCCTTCTATACGGTGAGTCCGTTGGTGGTGGAGACATACTCCACAAGTAACCGCCCGATCTTCGGCTAACGGTAGCGACTAATCAAACTTACTTTATGGAGGTTCTGTCATGGCACAGAATGTAACGACTGCGTTTGTTACCCTCTTCGAATCAGAGGTTAAACAGGCGTATCAGGCCGAGTCGGTTCTTCGTGGGACGATGCGGTCTCGAACGAACGTCCAGGGCAACACGGTTAAGTTCCCTAAAATTGGTAAAGGCACTGCAACGGTTCGCGTTCCGCAAACTGACGTAACGCCTTTGAATGTTACTTATTCGCAAGTAACTGCGACAATGAGTGACTACATTGCCGCTGAATATAGCGACATCTTCCATCAGTCGCACATCAACTTCGATGAGCGCCGTGAATTGGTTGAGGTTGTATCTAAGGCAATCGGTCGTCGTATCGATCAGGTTTGTATCGATGCGCTCAATGCCGCTTCATCTCCTTCAACTGTTGCTACTTCTATCGGTGGCGCAGCATCTAACATGAACATCGAGAAGCTCCGAGCTGCTGCTAAAGCACTCAACGAGAAAAACGTTCCCGCTTCTGATCGTTATATGTTGATGCACGCAAGCCAGCTCGACGCATTGTTGGGTGAAACTGAAGTAACTTCTAGCGACTTCGCAAGCGTTAAGGCTTTGGTCCAGGGCGAAATTAACACGTTCATGGGCTTCCGCTTTATCACTATCGGTGATCGTGACGAAGGCGGTCTTCCCAAGCCTAGCACTCGTACTTGCTTCGCCTGGCACAAAGACTCAATGGGTTACGCCGAATCAATGGCGCAGAAGACTGAAGTCAACTACATTCCTGAGAAGACTTCATTCCTCGTTAGCTCAATGTTCTCTGCCGGTTCGATTGCAATCGACGACGAAGGCATTGTAAAAATCAGCTGTACTGAATAAGGAGGTAACAACTAATGGCATTTGCTCAAGCTAATTGGTCAACTGTTGCCGCCTCTAAGAGCGGCAATGCACCGTCCGTTTATAGCTATTCTTCATCTGCTGATAACAAGGCCGCTGTTGCTGGGTCTGGTTATTTCAACAGTGTGGAAGGCTTGATCACCACTGGCGATTTCATCATGAATTACGCTAGTGATGGCGGGCAACTGTTGGTTGCGACTAATACCTCTGGTGTTATCACAACAACTGCAATCTAAGTAATTCGGGGCGGCTTCGGTCGCCCCTTATTTAGCGTGAGGCATGTATGGCGGCAGGCGACACTGACGTTTCAATTTGCTCCGATGCGCTGGTATTGCTTGGAGCTGCACCTATAAGTTCGTTTGCGGATGGGACTGACATCGCTACCGCTTGTGAATTACTGTATCCCGATCTTCGGGATTCTTTGCTTTCCAGATACCCCTGGAGCTGGTCTTATAAAAAGACTCAGCTCGCTCGTTTGGCGATCACGCCGGACAACGAATATAAATATGCCTATCAATTGCCCGGCGATATGTTGTCAGGTGTAAGGGCTCTCTTCGCTGATTCATCTACCAGTCAAGCGCCTGTTCGTTATGGGTGGGAGCTCTATGGTGATCAGCTCTACACTAATCTTGAAACTGTTTACATTGATTATCAGACCACTGTTTTAGAAGACAAGATGCCAGCATATTTTATTCGATTTCTTAGAACTGCGTTGGCGGCAGAGCTTGGCATGATAGTCACCGATCAGCTAAGCAAGACTGATTACTTCACAGCATTAGCTTTCGGAACGCCTGGCGAGAATGGTCGCGGTGGATTATTCCGAGAAGCCATGAATGTGGATTCAAGAGGCAACCCGCCTCAAGTCATTGAGGACTACTCGCTTATAGACGTAAGAGGGTGATATGCCACGCTATACGCAATTCCAAACTAACTTTAGCGTAGGCGAGCTAGATCCTTTATTGAGGGCAAGAACTGATCTCGAGCAATACGGGAACGGCCTCGAGTCTGCTAAGAATGTCATCATTCATCCCCAGGGCGGCGCCACTCGCAGGCCAGGGTTGAAAACTATTGCTGATCTCTATAACAGCCCAGCACCAGAAAACTTCAGAGTCATCCCGTTTCAGTTTAGTCGGGATGATGCTTATGTTCTGGTCATTAAGAGCAACTTAATCAAAGTATACAAGAATGATGTTTTCCAGGCCAATGTCCTTGCATCAGGTATTACTGACGCAATCGTTCCAGAGCTGAATTACACGCAAGCCGTTGATACGTTAATCCTCGTTCATGAGGATATGCACCCTAAGCGATTGATCAGAAATTCTGATGTTAGCTGGACGTTTGAGGATTTGCCTTTAACGAACATTCCTTATTATGCGTTCGATCCGCATAATCATTATCCTAAGTTTGCGGTTACGCCATCTGCCGTTGATGGAAACATTACACTCACGGCATCAGGCGCAACGACTGATACGGGTACAGCTCAAGCTGGAAGCAGCACGACGATCACACTAAAGGCTGCAACAAGTTATACAGCCCTTAATCAGCCCACGGGTATGGTGGTAACAATCACATCTGGAACTGGCAGCGGCCAAAACAGGCATATCCATTCTTATGATTCCACTACAAAAGTGGCTACGATTGACGGCACTTGGGATACCGCGCCAGACAATACCAGTGGATATAAAGTTCAGCCCTATGGACCATCGAGTGTCGGTGAGATTATTAACCGGAACATGGGCACATCGGCCCAGGGACAAGCCAGGATCGTTGAGTATGTAACTGACACAACAGTCAGAGCGGTTGTTACTACTCCGTTTTTTGATACATCGACAATGGATAATACGATCTATGTGTCCATGCCGACGGAATCTCAGAATCAATGGTATTCGGAATCAGGCTATGAGAATACTTGGTCAACAACGCAAGGCTGGCCCAGGACCGCAGCATTTTATGAAGGCAGGCTTTATCTGGGTGGTACGGCATTAAGACCTAATACCGTATGGGGATCTAAGGTCGCACAATACTTTGACTTTGATCAGGGAACTGGTCTCGATGATGAGGCAGTTGAAGCCACGCTTAATGTCAAAGAATTTAATGAGATCACTGCACTCAATGCTGGCCCTGATCTACAGATCTTTACGTCCGGCGGTGAGTTCGTTGTCATCCAGGAGCCAAGTGTTCCAGTGACGCCATCGACATTCATGATCAAGCCGCAAAGCCAGATTGGATCAAAGCCTAATGTTCCCGTAGTTAATATCGGTGGATCAGCGTTATTTATACAGCGCCAGGGCCAATCATTGGTTTCGATGCAATACAGCAATGAACAGGGCGGCTATGGCACGTTGCCTTTATCTACGCTTAGTTCGCATCTATTGAAGAATCCTATTGATATGGCGAAGCGCCGAGCGGTCTCTACCGACGAGGCCGAGCAGGTTTATATTGTCAACGGTGATGATGGCACGATCAGCTTGTACTCTATCTTGCCGGATCAGAATGTGATCGCTCCGAGTCGGATCATCCTGGGGCAGCAAACAGATGGCGATACCAATAACTTCTATAAGATCGTAAGCGTTGCGGTTGTTGTAACTGACGTTTATGTCGTTATCAAATACGACGATGGCGGACTGACCAATGTTAGAGGCCATCTTCTGAAGTTCGATTCCAATGTATTCACTGACTATGCGGTGACAGGTACGTCTGCATCTTCAGGAACAATGGACCAACCCAATACACTTCATCCCGTCAAGGTGATCGGTGATGGTATTGTTGAGTCTGGAACAAAGACTGGGCCGACGGTCAATTTTGATCGCACCTATGCGACCTGGGAATTTGGGATGGATTATGATGTTGAGATCAAGACCATGCCGGTTGAGCCAAGACTAGCGCAAGGATCGGTATTCGGACTACAGAAAAGAATTGTTCAGGTTGATGCGCCGGTATATCAAACGCAAAACATGACGATCAATAACCAGCTTGTTGCATTCAGGCAGCTAGGCGCCGGGATTCTCGATGCGCCGGTTCCAGAGTTCACAGGTACTAAGACGGTCAGAGGGATGTTGGGATATTCGCAAACATCTCAGATCACAGTAACGCAAACAGCTCCGCTCAAGTTTACATTGTTGGGCCTGGAGTACAGGGTAAGTTTAGGAAATTGATATGGCAGCCGTAGCAGCTTTCGCATTAAAAGGTATTGGTTTACTAAAAGCCGCAGCTCCCGTTATTGGTCCTGCGGTTGGGGCTTATTCATCCTGGCGCCAGGGCGCTTATGCTCGTGCTCAATACGATGCCCAAGCCGCGCAAGAGAGGCTTCGGGGTCGTGCTCAGGCGTTACAGTACAAACAACAAGGCATTGAGGTATTGAGACGATTGAATGAAAACCTGGCATCTACGGTTGCTCGTGCTGCTGCTGGTGGTGTTGATCCCTTATCAGGTAGCGCATTGAACTTACAGAACTATGCAATGCGCGAAGGTATGCGCGACTATAACCAATCACGAGATAACGCTTTGATTGCCACCGGCATGTCTGAATACCAGGCACAACAATATAAAGCGGCGGGTAAATCGGCGTATCGATCAGGAATGATTGGAGCCCTTACTCAAGCAGGCCCTCTTCTTTTGAGCGGCGCAGAGAAAGCATTAGGGACCA